CAAGGATCAGCCAGCGATGTGCATTCTCGGCACTCTCGCGCTCAGCCATGCTTTTCTTCAGCCGCTCATAGGCTTCCGGCGAGAGCTTCTGCTTGTGCTTCAGAGCGCCGCCGACCAACATCCCGTTTCGGAATAGCCGCGCTGCCGCCCTCTCTGTCTGCAGTGCAAGGCCGATGGCTTCTGCCGCCTGATTGACCAGCGACATGCCGCGCAGGCCATCACGGGAAAGGCCGCGCAGATGCAGGATCTCATCCGCCTTGAAAACCCTCTTCGGCCCTCGTGGGGGCTGGTAGTGATATTCTACCGTCCAGTCGTCATTCTGCTTGACGGACACCATGCCATTCGGCAGCGGTATCAGCCGAATAGGGCGGCCCATCGAGCGCACCACCAAGGCAAAAGCATCGCCGTCCACCAGCGCCCGCATCTGCATCAAAGATTTGAAGTCAAACGCAGACTGCCAGTCATTCGGCTGCCTCATCAGGAGCCGGTAGAGACTATGGCCTTCCGCCTTTTTCCTTTCCTCGCCCACCTCGAAAAGGTGCAGTGGCAACATCCCGATTGCATAGCTGATAAGCGACACGCATCGGAAAACAGTCGTATTCCTCAGCGCCGTCGCAACCGTGACATTCGCCCCGCTTTCCGTCAGCGAAACATCCTGCAAAAGCCGCAGGAATTCAGGATCAGTCGGTCCGACGCCCGATGCCTGCACGTCCAGACGGCCCAAGGCAGCGGCGAAAAGGTTCTTGAAATATCCCATTCACACCCTGCCCTAAACCATTAGTAAGCCGCGCTCTTCGTAGACGGATGGGCCTTTGCCGCCCTCGTAGGACTTGGCCGCCCCTACCGCCATGCAAAGCGCAACAGCCGCGTCGATCTTGTTCATAGCCCGCTCTTTAGCTAACCAACGGTTGCCCCAGCGGTCTTCATCGACAACCGCCGACATCATTGCTGAGATTAGGACTGGGTTGCGGCGAAGACGGATGCGGCCTTCCAGCATGGCGTCTTCAAGCTCTCGTAGTGAGCCAGGCATCCAAAGGCCTTCTGGCTCGCGCCCCGAAGCCTTGGCCGCTTCCACCATTGCCTCGTTAGGCTTGCCCTTCTTCGTACCGCCCTGAGGATGCTCGACAAACTCAACGCTCAGCCCCAGCTGGTCACATTCCGGCTCAAAGCCGCGCCGGAAGGCATAACGGTCATAGGCAACACATTTCACATCGTAGGCGTGAACGTATTCCGCCAGCGCCTGAGCAACGTGGTCATAGCGGATACTCTGGCCTTTCGGCGCATGAAGGTAGCCACCCGCTACCCACGTCTCATACGGTGCTTTGTCTGTGAGTGCTCGCGCCGAAAGTGTATCCCCCGGTGTCCAGGCCTCGATCCAAGCATCAAAGGTCGGCTTAGAAAGAACCTGTTTCTTCCCATCCCGCTCTGCTTCAACTTCCATTTCGCCCGTCTTTACAACCACCGCCATCGCGGTAATGTCCCGGTTCTGCGAAAGATCGAGACCAATCCATACCGGCTTACCGTGATGCTCTGTCGGGTCGAAGTCAGCCAGACACGGTTCTAGAACTTCCCGCGTCATCCATGCCGTCTCGGCGTCCGTCCATTGGCAGAAATGCAGCCGCAGGATGTTGTTGAGCTTTGACGGCATCGCCTTGGCTTGGGCGACAACGCCGCTCAGGTATTCTTCAGTGATCGTCACCCCAAGAAGAGGATTCGCCTTGACCCAGCATGACGGATCGTTGAGCGGGTCATCATCCTTATCGAGCGCGCAGACGTAGCTGAACGTGGTGTCGTCTATGATCTCGCCCAGATAATGCGGATCATCGTCCGTTGCGCTGGGATTGCCCGCCGCTACACGGACTGCGTGCTCGTGCTCTTCCCAGCAGACCGAGTTTCTGTCTGATCCGCTGTTGGTGATCATTAAAAGCAGCGGCTGACGCCGGAACTTGAAACCGCGCTCCAGCATCTCGATAATCCCGCCATCGGGGTGTTCGTGCAGCTCATCAATCAGCGCGAAATGAGGGCGCGGCCCCGAACCCGTCTTCTTCGTCTCTCGCGAGACAGGCCGGAAGAAGGAAGAGGTTCTGAGATACGCCAGATTGTATTCTCGGCCCGGCCCGCCGCTCGGTTTCAACCGCTTCTTCAGGTCTGGCGACTGCCCCACCATCTTGACGGCATCGCGAAACAGGATGCCAGCCTGTTCCTTGGTCGCGCCGGCAGAGTAGATCTCCGCACCAGGCTCACCATCCGCCATCAGTCCATACAGGCCAATCCCCCCCGCAAGCGGTGACTTGCCGTTGCCCTTTCCCTGCTCGATATATGCCCGCCTGAAACGCCGGGTTCCATCCAAGCGCTTCCACCCGAAGATAGAGCCGATGATGAAATCCTGTGGCGGTTCGCTGCGAAAAGGCTTGCCCTCGAACTGACCTTCACTCAGCTTGAGCTTGGTCTCAAAGAACCGCAGAGCCCGAGCTGCCGCTTCCGGATCGTACCGGATATCGTCGCGCTTCAGATCGTCAAGGTGGCGGCGACATGCATTCCGGACATGCGGCCCTGCAATGATATCTCCCGCGACAACGCGCTCCGCATAGGCCGTTGCGCGGTCAGTCGTCAAAGAACTCGTCACGGTCCTCTTCTTCCTGCGACGCCCGGTTGCGCTCGTCGGTTAGCCCTAGCTCGCTCATGTAGGCACGCATCTGCCCGTGCTTGGATGCCGGGAACCCTGTGGGGTTAAACCGAAACTCCGCCCATAGCTCGCAGAATGCGATTGCCGCAGGTTCACGGCTACCATCCAGCCATGCAGCAGGCTCGATATACCGCTTCCACGCTGACAGCGCCTCGCCTTTCAAGGCCTTTGGCCTGGTCAGCTTACCGAACGATTGTTGCGCAGCCTCGACCGCCTTGCGCACTTCGCTTTCTGGGCCGTGGCGCGTGACATTGATAGTGCCGTCGACGAGCCGTAGATGAGCAGGCTTCGGCTTCGCGCCGCGCTTGGCCATTGCGAATTACCTTCCCCGGGACTTTAATCTGCAAAAATGCGTTTTTTGGGGGGCCGCCGGTGTCCGAGGTGAGTGCTTCTGAACTTTCAGCCCCCCCCCTACTCGGTAGGCCACCCGTCCACTCCGATGGTGACACGCTTGCGGTAGCCCATCTGCTCAGCCGTGGCCTCTAGATGGTGCTCTCGACAAAGATTGCGTGTGTTCTCGTCCACGTCCTTGCCGCCTTGTGATAGCGGGACGATGTGATCTACCTCGTCGGCTAGCCTGATGACGCCTTTGGCTTGGCACATCTCGCAGAGGTAGTTTGTCCGCAGGAGGCGGCGGTGTCTTATCTGCTGACCTTTGCGTCCTCTGATGCGTTCTGTCTCTGTGGCGCTGGTTGGAGTAAGGCGGGGCGCTATTGTGCTGACGAGAGGCTTCAGCGTCTTGATCTTCGGCACTATCCGTACTCTTCAAGGGTGGCCGCATGGTCGCGGAGTAGCTTTGCCACGTCACGAATTGGCATTGAGGTGGCGCAGAGGTTGATGGCGCAGTCTAGGAACTGGCGCGCTTGTTCTGCCTGATAGCGAGCCGCTGCTTTACGTGCGTACTCATTCAGGCGGTTTGAATTAGCCATTACGCTGCCAGTTTAACCTTGCCGGAGACCACTGCCTTCTTGCGCTCCTTGCGAGCCCTGACACAAGCCGCGTCGAGAACGCCGCGCGGGTTCTTCATGTACGGGTAGAGGCTGACGTATTCCCGGTATTCGCCAAGAGCATCCGAGAAGCGCAAGACCATTGTCCAATCGCCGCCGTCGCGGAATATGGAATAGTCTACGCTCTTGATGTCTGCCCAATCTGCTGCGTCTTCGAGGATAGCGAGCATTGGCCCTATTCGATTGCTTCGAGTTTCCTGCGCTCTTGAATGGTGAGCTTTTCCAAGCCTGCCCCAGCCTTCGATTGCCTTACGTTCCTGCATGGTGAGCTTGCGTTTGCGGTTATGCTGCTTGAGCGTCCCTGCCATGCCACTCTCTAGTCTCCGAACTACTTGCCTTCCGCAAGGCTTTGGGTAAACCTTCTTCATAGGGATTCGGGAGGATTGGCATTTGGCTACGTCTAGGGACTGGACAGATTTGCACCTCTCGCCATGCAAACGGAGGTGTAAATGGAACTATCTCAAGGTGAAAAACTAATCTTGCTCGCGCTCGCTGCAGCAAAAGACGGGCAAGAAGAAATCAACCTCGACTTTATCCGATCCGCGATACTTTCGGGCAATACTTGGGCGCTATCATGGGAACTCTCAGGTATCCCGTCGGAAGATATTGATCCCAGCATCGCTCGCGAAACGGTCGATATCCTAAGTATGTGGGCCTTCATCGAAGCCAGCGTGAAGGGACTAGACGCGGCGGATAAGGAGGCCTTGGAAAACTCAGTGCGCCCTTTCGAACTTTCGTTCAGCGGCTTCGATGGGAACAATGATCCACATTTTGGCGTCGCTGATTTCCTGATTAACACAATGGGACGGTTTGACGATTTTAAAGGAAGGCCGCTCAACTCGCATTCGTCTGCGAGCCTGCCCAAGTACCGTCGTATGTTGTCTGCATACAACCACACTCTCCGCGAACTGAACTTTGGTTCAAGGACGCTTAGCGCCGACCAGATTGCTCAGATAATACGGGGTGGACTCGGATAGTCCAGCTTGATGTACAAGCGTCTCCACCCCTAGGTATCGTCACGGAAGCGACTGCGCTGCTGCTCGTTACCTGCCTGGTAGCCGAGGCGTGGGGCGATCTTGCCGACGAGTGGCTTCAGGGTCTTGAGCTTAGGCATTGAGGCATGATGCTTGACTAGACGCCGCTACGTGCGATGCTGGCAACCCGATAGAGGAACTCGGAATGGTATCAGAACCTTCGACTGAACAACTCAATGAAGCTCTCGACCGGATCCACGATATTGCCTCCAAGGCGGCTCTAGTGGAGGGTATGCCTGCAGAGGTAGAGAAAGCGCTTGATGAAATTATAGCGCTCTCTCGGTACAAGTTCGATGTGGTCGGGCCTAAGTCTTAGCTTGCCTTCGCACCCTGTAAAGTGACCGTTATGTCCTTTGCACTCGCACGGTCCCGGCAAGTCTCATAACGCTTGTGACACGAAGCTTCCCGACCGACTAGGGCTTTGGCTACGGGGCTAAACGAAAAAGCCCGCCTTCCGGCAGCCATCAATGCGCAAAGCGCCAATCTACCCCACACATAGCGCAATGGGTTTGGTTCGTCAACCAGTCTTGCGCCACGTCCGCGTCTTAGGTGATTGATATCCCCAATGGATAGCCAAGACATTCAAGCAATCTCGCAGATGATCGGCAATCCTCAATCGCGCCCATTGTGTATGCCCAAGGTCGCGGACCCAGATGCAATC